TGCGCCTCTCTATGGAATTGCGGAACTTACGAGCCACCAACAAGTCCTTGGTGGTAATTACCATAGGGTTCCTACACATAACCCAATCAGCGCCATCCCAAACGGGGCGCGCTTGGCAAAAATCTATCCGCTCGAACACATCAACGACACCATCGATCTTAACGGTATAGCCAGCCCGCAAACAAAACGACGCAAGGCCAGCGAAATTGGGTAAATCACGTCTCTCTATAATGATGTTGGTATCATCACCAGCACTAATAAGCTGGTGCCGGGCACCAACAAGATCGCAATACGCGCGCAACAAATAGCACACAATAGCGACCCCACATAGAGACGTGGAACTCAAACCAGAATTCAAAGTGCCGTCAACACTATACTGGACGACACCATCATCACAGAGGACCATTCCACGGGTGTTGACAGTGTGTCGCCAAAGCTTGTTAAATTCCCCAACTTCACAGCGGGTCTTATACAAAGCCTTACAACACAACCAACGAACCCAATCCAAGGCCTCAGGACTACAGTGCTGGTCAAACCTAGACATGTCTGTAATAAGACATACTGGGTCCCCAAAACTATCCCACTTAGATCTAAGTGCACAAGCCACCTCAGACCCGTTAAGGCCCTTGGTGACAGTTGGTCCACCATATAATGCGTCTATAGCACCGTAAACGCATTTCTCCAATGGATAAACAAAAGTCCCAAAAGTTAAGTTAAAGACGGGATTGAAGGGACGTATTAATCGGGGGGCCTTCCCGAATATCTGCCGTTCATCTTTAACAAAGGCTCCAACGAAGCAATGTTTCTTCGGAATAAACCCAAATGACTCCAACTCATCCCGAGCTCTAAGATAAGTGGTGAGCTTTGCGCCTTTATATCGGGACAAAAACTCATCAACACTCAACCGAGACACGGGGTAAAAGTAGGAGCCACGGGTAACCCGTCGCATAACCGTCCGCCAAAACCCCTCTTCTGGCCGTGGAGGAAACTGCCAACCTCCAAGGCCATCCGCAACGTAATAGACTCTCTCTAAAAGAGCAGCAAGTCCCTCGTTGACGGAGGATTCATAAACACCAAGTTCTAACCCACTAGTAATATTAAGGAGCGCACTAGTAAAGCGCTCACGAACGGGCATCCCAGGCCGGTGAACTAACCTAACATTAAGAGCGTCGGAGCGAGCCTGGTGGATCGCATCACTATTATAACTCCAACGCTTAAACATTAGGGGATGTGCTTCTATCAATGTTTGCACATCGCACCGACCGGGACGCCCCTAGGCATAGAATCGTAGTGTATCATACACACGCTTAAAGTTGGGGTACCTACTACCGGCCACC